TCATCTGATATAGTATCTCCAGTAAGCCCTAGCATTGAAATCTCTGACTTTTGGACCACCTCTTTGATTGACGACTCTCCTACATCAGAGGAAACGATCTTCAGAACCCCACTTTCCTTGGATGCAATCGTTGGTTGTAATGCCAGAGCTACATTGGCTTCAGTCGGTCTTTCAAAAGTAAGCGTGAGCCCACTCTCGTTTGACACAACCGCCACCATCACCTTTGCTGCTACAAGTGGATCAACACCTAAGTTATCACACATCTGGGAAAAAACATTAACATCAAACTTGTCACTATCCTTGAGCACTGAGATTTCCGAAAGCGCATTGTACATCAGTTCAGCCTTTTCGAGGCTTTTCCTCACATCCACTGTGGGCATATCGACTGAACATCTGTACTCTCTCACCAACCTGTCATGGAAGGTAACGTACAGATCAGGAACTTTGATCTCCAATGCTTTCTCAGAAACTGAAATGAGATTCTGTTTGATCAATCTTTCCTTAATAGATGGAAAACATCCATGGAAAGCCGATGTTACTTCATCCCATACATATTCCGTTAGTGACTTACTGTGAACTTGGAACTTATTAATTAGGAGTTCATCTTTAAGCACAGCCAGTTTGGTCTGAAGGAAGAAAGTCATCGACAGTGACTGTAATAAGGCCTTATCTACATCCCATTCAGACCTCGCCGTTACGCCATTGATAATCACTCGTGATCTTATAGATTCGACGAATGACAAAACATTGGCGTACGTCAAGGCCTTTGACTGGTATGTTCTGATATGGTTTAAAACAGTATAGACAAAATCCTTACTAACCATTACTTCCCTTCTGGACATACGCTTATTTTCATTCTGTAAAGAAATGTCAAAAAGCGGTATGATGACCATGTCTTTCATCTTTGGGAACCAATAATTAACAGAAGAAGAGTCTTCTAAAAGAATCCTCTCACTGTTCATCATAGCCAAAGTCTTTTTGTAGTGCCAAGCGTCCTCCATTGCTGTGTAAAACTGTTCCTTGTCTACACCTCTGTGATACACACCTCTATAAAGCACAAATGTATCTATCCTACTAAATTTGCAAAACCATGTATTTACTCTAGTTACTAAAAACTCCTTCATATAGACTTCTCTAGTAGAAGCCGGGAAGTAAGTTTTGCACACATACTTCAATACATTACTATAAGAGTGACTATAATTTAAAGTGCTTTCGGCTACAAAGGAAAAATTCAGGACGTCACCTTCCCTAGAAAAGGTAGCCCCGATATCATCTAAACTAACATAAGAGTCCTCCAAAAGAAGATTCTCAGAAAAATGGAAAGCGGCATAACAAACATTTACACCTCGTCTCAGAAGTGCCGCCCCAAATTCGTCTGCAGGGATATCGTATAAACTATGCAGAGCAATAGCGTACACTTTATCGGTGCAGTTGCTTACCCCATCGCAGTGTTGAAAAGGTTTGGAACAAACAACAGACTGCGGATCATCCGTGTATTTATCAAAGCACGGCTTTTGGAAAGAAGGGATAACCTTATTCCTTTGCGCTAGCCTTGAAAGGTACAGTTCAATGCTTTCCTTTTGAGAATTGTGACGCATTACGTCACGTAAGTCCATATTAGGCATGCAGCAATGAACGTAGTCACGGCCCTTGAACATATGAGCAGCAAAGTTGCCCCCAATATCATATGTAGTTGAACCATAGGGGATTTGCATCATTAAATATTCGAGCTCCAAGGTCCGAAGACCACCCGCGAGACTGTGCACGGCGTTCTGCGTATTGAAGAACGTAATTTGGAACTCAGGATAGGCTTTGGTCGCGATCAACGTCTGCTCCTCGCTAATCGTCTTGGGAAAATTAACCTTAGGCCTGCGGTCATGTGCATTGCATTGTTCGACCGCTGAATCATACAGTCTCCGGTTAGCAAGGTCATTCACCAAGGGATTATTCCCTCGGAGAGTGCTTGCTAACGCGGCGGTAGTTGCTTGTTGTGTGTATGCCATTGTAGTTGTT